GACCAGCCGCTGCTGATATCATGCTCTCGGGTGTTGGCTTTTCCATAAACTTAATTTTTAATTTTAATTTTTACTAGTTTATTAGGCTTTTTGCCTTTTGTTAATTTATTATTACTGACAAAGTTATAGAAATAATTCTAATATATTAAAAATTTTTATCCTTTTTTTGCATTTATTGCCGCTAGTTGAACAGCTCTATCTGCATCCTGATTTAATTGATCACGAACTTTATCTCTTACATTCTCATTGTAAACAACTTGCCCGGCCTGTTCTCTAGCATTAGCCTGCTGAGTAGCCATTGCTTGCTGCTGCTGAGCAGCCATACGTTTTTGTACAGCAAGATCTTTTTGATACTCTCTCATAGCCAGAAGAGATTCTTCCATCGTAGCCCTACCATACAGTTTAGAAACAGTAGGTTGATCAAGTAAACCAAATTGTAAGAAGGACATAAGCATACTATCAACATTCAATCTTTCATTAGCAGAATCGATACTACGTATAAGAGCTACACGCAATGATTCATTTCGCATATCCTTGGAAAGCTTAAGAACATTAGCGCTATCTTCTCCAATTGCATCTGTAAGTTCAACATCATTATCTATATAATAACGCTTCCCAGAAGTAGCTACACTTTGATAACATCCCCGGGTAACATCCATAATAGCCTTATAGAAGGGGTCCTGAATAATGGAACCTCTTTGAATCATAAGCTGCATAACCCCAACTAACTGGTCCGGATTATTTGTTTCTCCCTTCACTCCCTCATTCACACCCGTTACCTGCTCTATCCCTAGTTTATAATTTTCTATTAATTGAGAAAAAGCTACCATAGCTTCTTTAGGTGTAGAATCATAACGTCCAAACACATTCTGAACCCCTCTACCCTTAGCGTTAACTCCAATAGATTCTCCTCTGTTAACCTTAGCCCGGATCTCATCTTCTGGGATTCCGGACACAAGATCATTATCGTAAACTACACCAGCTCCCCCAGAATTATTAATCTGGTTCTCCATAACAGAAAGGAACCTGTTAATCATCCTCTGAGGATTTATAACCACATCCACGGGCGCAAGTATTATACCATCCATATAAGACCACGTTCCAACTTTATAAGGTGGAAGCATGTTTGTAGGTTGATAAAGGTCCGGCTCCTGATATGGAATCATGCCATACTCAAGGACTATATCTCTGGAAGATGGATCTGTACTGCTTGCAGGAACAATCTCTACAGGTATAAAATTACAGTATCTCCACATGTCAACATACAGAATTGCGGTATTAGATCCCTTTAAAACTCTTTTCTGATAAGGTGTAAGATCTTTAAATGGTACCACATCTTTCATAGTATATCTGGGTTCTTCCTCTCCTTCTTCAATATAATCTATACGCTGAAGTATTCTCTGACCAAACTTATCATACACGTAGCCAAAGGTATCTGAAGTAAGATCTCTCCATGATGCATGATAAACTGGAATCTTTCCTGCAGCTGCAATATCTACAGTTCCTGATCTGTATCCAGCGGTCCTGACATATTGTTCAATTCTTTTTCTCTGAGATAAAGTAATATTCTGATATAACTCAAATAAAGTGGATACAGATAATGCATCATTCTCAAAAAAGAATTCTGCATCAAGTAAACACGGATCCATAGCAGATCTGTCCCAACCAAAACGATCAGGGATCACTCTTTTAAATAACCACTCACCACTATGGGGATAAGGCTTCATTATTGTGATACCTGCCAATGCAAGATCCCTAGCCTGTACACTGCGATAAGTATCAAGGTTATTAATATTTTTAGAATACCTTAAAAGTCGGTTCATAGCAATAACATGCTGATCGGTATACATGTTGGTATATTTATCCTCTACCTCAACATCACTACCAACCGGCATATTATTTTGAACCATGTGATCCTGAAACCCAGTCATATTTTTAGCTAAGTCATTGTATAAAAGTAATTTAGCTAACCCTTTTTCTCTACGGCTGCGGGCCAGTGGAGAGAGGTTAGCTACCTTCATATCAAATGTCATTCGCTCGGCATTACCTCTGTACTGTTCAACCATAGGCTGAATATAGTTCCGGGTAACTTTAATCCTATTTTTATCTTGACCGCTTTCATCCTTGAAGAAAGCTTCGGTATCTTCTTCCAACAGCCATTGTTTATTCATGTAAAACTGACTATTGATTTTATAATTCGTTAGGTAATCTCTATGTACCTGTGTAGATCCAGATCCTATTACCCACCTAGCATAATCGGCGTGATAGCGGGAATCTTTGCTAGCCTCTGGGGTTTCTACCCTGTTTGGCTTATTTGGTGTAGTATTAATAAAAAAATCCATCTTATGTTATTTAATCATTGTGTCTACCTTGATGCCACTCACGTATAGATGAGGCTCCTTCCTCTATTTCTTTCTCTTCACCAGCCATATCAATTATTCCAAACCCTTCTTCCAGTTTAAGTAAAAGGTTTGGAATCTCCTCAGCTATCTTTGCAGTTACATCCACATATCTTTTGTGATCAGTATAAGTAATTTCATTCTCTCCCTCTCCCTCAGTAGTTGCAAAAGCGGCAGGCCCCTGATCAACTATTCTTTGATAGTTATCAAAAATTTTCTTGATCATCAAATAACTCTTAAACCTAGCCCCGGGATCATATCCCTGCATTTTTTTAATAGCAGCAGCCAGCTCAGAACTAAACTGACATCTTAATATACTCTCTCTTTCTGTCTTGCCGGGATTGAATTGAGACTTAGCTAAAGCTTTCTCAGCCCTTTCATAATCGTCATGTATATCCAGAACAAATTCAGAAGTGGGATTAGAAAACCACCAAACAAAAAGAAGAGCCCTAGTATGCAATTCAGAAAACTCAGGTGTCCTTTCTAGTTCCGGATATCTGTGTTTATAATCTTCTGGTTTAACTCCTGTAGGATCAAATAACCTAATCTTCATTTACTAAGGTTGATATTGTGTCATTACTCGCTACGTTATACACAGGAACTTTAACTGGTACTCTCTTAAGATCCCAGTCTCCAGTCCTTACAAGCTTATGTCTCAAAATAGTCTTACCGGCTATAGTAGCTTTATGAATTGGCTGCAAATTAAGATGTGATAACCTGCAAATATATGCATAAGTTATGGCGTACAACACGTCATCATAATGCATAAGCCTATTCATAGGCCCCCAAACCTCTTTCCCACTCTTGGACAAATCTTGTACAAAAGTGGTTAACTGCTCAAAGATAATAGGAATAAACATACGATCATGAAAATTTCTCAACAATTCTGTCATAAATTCAATAATTCCATTAGCCCTACTACCTTTATTATCAATCCCAACCAAACGTGCTCCACCTACTACCTTGTTGGGTAACTGAGAGTTAAATACTAAAGAACTAAAATATCCCTTAGCTTCCATATAATCAATATAGTTTGTTCCAATGTTAGCCTCAACCAATTCCTTTATTCCGGTCTTAGGTCCGGGCTTCGTATCATAATATAAATTAAGTAACAGGCTTTGAAGAAATGTATACTTATGATCATGCTGCTGACGAAAGTTCATTACGGCGGATATAGTCTTTTCGTAATCATCCCAAACAGCGCTTGCAAATTTAGAGTGGCCAGTCTCGGTAGCTATTGGGTCGGTACCTTTATAATACCTGTTCTCCCACAAATCCTCTGGCCTACGGAATATACAAACAGATGCTTTCTTGAAATCATCAGTGTCATCTATAGCAATAAATTTTGCGCCCAGTACTCTATAAGGAACATCACTTTCCGGAGGCATTGGATCCATCTCATTAAAGACCGGTTCAAAATAACCATACATAGGCTGCAGAGTTGTAGCCTTACGGCACCTGTCTATACCACCTTCTATTATCTCACGCGAGACGAGCGTACTGGCTGTAGTAAGGAACATATCTTTAAAGCTCGATGGATAGTGCTGATGGAACTGGGTCTTGGAAGTCTCAAGATCTATGTCTTCTTTCATTGCCCGGGCTCCATAATACCACTGCTTTTCTTTTTCGTATTCCTGTTTATCAAAACGACAGTGCCAGCTAAAAAATAATGGAACAAATCCGTTAGAATAGTTTTTGGCCTCCCAGAGACCAAGTATCCTGTACCACTCTTTCTCGTACTCCCCTTTACCCTTGTCCATTTTTCCCCCAGTTCCCCACATCCATACCTGACGCTTCAATTCAAACTTTCCAGTTTTTGGATTATTCCAGAACATTGTAGGTCTTGCTTCGTTTAACATCGGACCAAGAATACCAATGTTACCAATTTCATCTATAAGAGCAAGAGAAGGGGATCCACCATTGATAGCCGTCTGCTTAGGTGCAATTACATCAATTCGACTATTGGGATACCCCTTCTCGCCCTTTTTAGATTTATCAGATAACCAGAACCGGGTCCCGGAATCTGATTTAACTTTTGGCATCATCCACTTTGGAAGTGCCCCAAATGGATATTTTATTTTATCTGTGAAAATTTCTTCTCCGGTATCTTTATCTTCAGTAACAAACTTGATATAATAGTTTGGTTGGTATATTAACCTTAACAGGGCCAGAAGCCCCATGATAGATGTAAACCCTATCTGCCTTCCTTTTCCTCCTATCACGTTGTACCCACAATCAAACAGGTAACATATAACAGCATGATGTTCCCGGGCTTGATACTTTACATAACCTGAAGAGATATCTCCTTCTTTTAATTCCCCGTATCGGTTAACTGCATACAGACTGTTTTCATTGCACCGGTTATATTCCCGGAGCTTAAAAGCTCTTTTAGCATCATCGGTGTGATAAGAACTAATAGTATCATCGTCCTGAAGCCATCTATAGGCCTGAACTTTGTATAATGTAAATTTTTTATAATCCGCTTTATTAGGAAAGAAACCGTACAGCATCGAGTTAATCCACTTCACAAACTCCGGAGTATGGACCAACACACTTTCTGGTTTCCAGTCTTCCTTGGTAATGTCCTGCTTATATAAATAATAAGATCCGCTGTCGGAAAACGGATCCATCATCTTCTCCCAAGATTTATCGATACGCATGGCCTTTTCTTCACTGAACTCACCACCACGCTTACCTATTCCTATATAACCCTCCTGCTTTAATAACTCAATCTTATCAGGTTGTAGTACACCCTTGTCATACTGAGTCATTAAATAATTCAGATACTTTCGTCTCGCCGCAGATTCAGATTGTGCCATTAAAAATTAAATTTAGTACACCCATCCCATTATCGCAAAAGTACCCATCATCCGGGTAAACATTAAAAGACCCATCAAATTGATGTAGGCTCTTACCACGGTATAATCTGTAATAACTACCGGAGTCCTGAATAGCATCCCAGAAAATATGAATGGAATTACCTTTGTACTTAGCATACACTTGGATAACTCCTAATTCGATTTCATTTCCATTATGATCTAATTTTGTCAACTTATAGAAATAAAATCCATATGGAAGATCGCCATCGTCACATATTCTTATGTCCTCAGTTCTAATTCTAGTATTCATAAAGTTACAAAGTTAACATTTTCTTTTGATATCTATGGTCTTCTTCATTACAAATAATTCATGCTTAAGCAGATTAACTACTTTTAATAGTTCTTCCAACTTTCTTTCTGCGGCAACAATGTTTTCCCTGTCAGTGGGATAAAACATTGCATGAGCGAGCAACTCCGGTAATGTAGTTCTATCGTTAAAACCGGCATCTACTGGCTGCTCATTACCAATGGCGAGATCAGCTATAGAATTAAGGATGGTTAAAAGATTATCTGAGCTCATCCAGTAAATGAAAATGAGGTTCTAGACTTTTATCATAATCCCTACCAGCGTCTCTGGCCCGGCGAGCTTTCATCACTGAGTACAGATCCGGATTTACCTTTCTACCATTCTTGTGAGAAATGAGAGGCTCAGATTCTATCACCGGGGTATCTGTAATAACAGGTATCTCCAGAGGAGCTTTTGATTTCGCAATCTCCGTTATAGGAATTACGGAATCAAGTTGTACAGAAGACTGGATAAACCCGGGAGCCCTATTATTAGATTTATCAATTGCGTCCAGAGCAATGTCAATCATATCCCTTATTATGTGAGAAACTGAAGGAAACTTACTTGTTTCCATTTTTTGCAGTCGTTCATATACATTCTTATCTATCAGAATATGAACAAGTTTGTAATTTCCTTTTTTCATGATATACTAGTTATATACTTAATACGTATACAAAGATATACTAAATAAGTATATGATCATATATATTATCTAATTATTTTTCACCGGCGATCATTGGTCACCTGATCAGTATACAATATATATACGCGCGCGGGCGTATTAAAGGTATATACTAATTCTTAGTATATATTAGTATATACAAAGAGAAAATTTTAGTCAAAAATAATCGATAAAAAATTTGGAAATCAAAAATAAAGTATATCTTTGCATAGAAAATTAATTCACCAATTAAAATTTACATTATGGAAAGCAGAACTTTGAAGCTCATACTGGAAACAGTAGGACAACTTACTAACATCACCAGAGGCCTTAATATTAACAAAGAGGCAATAGAAACACACTCAGCTAATCTTACCATAGCTAGGAAAAAAATGGATAAGTACATGGAACAATACAAAAATCCAGAGTACATGAAAACCCTTTCTCCACCTGAATCTCAAAATCTTTCCAGAAACGCTAGTGCAGTATATGAGGTTCATGAAAAACTTCGTAAGGAGATAGAGTATCTGGATATGAACAAACATCCTTACTACATTTCCAAAGCTATTTCAGCTCTTGACAGGGCATATCTCCTCACGGAATATATCTACAAAGAACTGGTTGGAGAATCAGGTGATGTAGTAATACCTCATCTTAAATGTATTGAATTAAAATATATAGACAAAGCTACTTATATTCAAATGATAAGATCACTTCATTCTGAGCTGGATGGTTTTGTAAATGATTTATGGGTAGACCAGTTTCCTGATTGTCATCCATTATTCCCTATGGCTTATTCCCATGTAGCAGAAGCATACATGTGGTTCAAAAGAGAAAATGAAAGGATAAAAATAGAAGAGATGCCTAAGGTTGAAAAGATAGAAGTTCCGGAAGAGATTCCATTAGAGCTTCCAAAACAACCTGAAATTCCTCCTACAGAACCGGATCAAAAATTATCTGAATAGGGTATAAAAATGGAGCCCCCTAGGATCGGGGGCTCTTGGATTCACCAGTAAAGAATCAAACGAAGCAGGAAGCAGGAACAGAATGTCCTGACAAATATAAATAATTTTTTTCAGTAATAATAAAAAAAAGATAAAAATGAGCGAGTTTATTACGAATGATTCCGGAAAACGACAAGAATTTTCCACTGGGATGAAAAGAGATACCAACGAATTTAAAGCAAGATTCGATCTCATCGTCCCCTTTGATCTACCATATGGTTCCCAGATGTTAACCCGCTGGGCTGATCTTATGGCCAGAGGAGCAGTTAAATATGATGCTCGTAACTGGGAGAAAGCAGAAACTCAGGAAGAACTTGACAGATTTATTGATTCAGCCTTTCGTCATTTCATGCAATGGTTATGTGGAGAAAGAGGGGAAGATCATGCTGCTGCAGTATTTTTTAATATTCAAGGCGCTGAATATGTACGCTGGAGAATGGCTATGAATAAAAATCATAGTCCTTTAACCATGCGAGATGCTAATCGAGATTTGGAGTACATGAAACAAATACTACAAAAATGAGCTGGATAACCACTGCAAGTAATAAACATCTGGATTATTTATATCCACATCCCAACGATATTACTATAGAAGACATTGCCTCAGGCTTGTCTAATATACCACGTTGGGCCGGTCAGATTAAAAGATTCTATTCTGTGGCTGAACATTGTATCATTATGGATAATGCTTATTGTGGTTCTGTTGAGAATCCAGATCCAGAGGTACGCCGGGCTATTCTTCTCCATGATGCTACAGAGGCTTACATGGGAGATATTGCACGACCTCTTAAAGCACAGCTTCCGGAATACAGAAGAATAGAGAAACGGTTGGATATCATCATCAAACTTAAATTTGGTATATCCACTAATTTGGAAATTCAAGAAATTGTTTATACCTTTGACGAAAGAGCTTTAAAAAGTGAGGCTCTTGCCCGGGGTGGTGATATAAACTGGTTGAGTGATGAAAAATATAAAGATGTTGAAGTTATCCCATTTTTTGTTATTCATTATTATCACCCGGAAGATATCAAGACAGTATTTTTAGAACGTTGGAAAAAAATTAACGATGTATAAATATTTTATTTCTTTCAGGAATGAGCAAGGAGACTGGGAAGATATTGAGAACTTAGGATCTGACAATCTTCGTGTTATGTCCTCAGAAGCTAGAGACCTTCAAAGGATACTTTCACAAGAACGTAAAGAATCCGGATGCTATTATGCCGTATTTTTACGGGGAGAGGATGGCCTTCATTACAAAACTTATTCCGCAGGGGGTTATTAATTTCATCAAAATTATTAAAAAATATTAGGATATGTCAAATCTATATCCTAATTTTGTAGAGCGTTCATTGAAGTTATTAGGCACTATGTTGGACAGGGGTTCGACTCCCCTCATCTCCACGAAAAGTCCTACCGTATTCAACCTGAAGGAGGGGTCATATGCTCCGGCGGCATCGAGCGGTTCAGGCCTTGGGGTGCCCAGATAGCAATTATGGGAATAATTGTACTGATCTTGAAGAGGATTAAGATCTGGGTCTTCCCCCCTTGTATAGTGCGGGTTATGCAGGAGAGGCTCCTCAAAGGGCTCATATCCCTTGTACGGTAGTTCGAGTCTACCACCCGCAACCATGGGGATGCTTTGGTTTTGACAGCATAGCAGCGGTATATGGAGAACGAAGTCCATAAACGGCAAAACAATAAACATGGTCGAGAGACCACAGGAGTTGCGGCTTGCCGCATAAACCTCCGGGGGCGGTCAGTCGCATAGCGTATGAGCGGCCCCTTTTAAAAGAATTTTGTTTTAGTTGTTGTCTGTATATTGATTAGGTTAGTTTAGGTTAGGGACCGGTTTGACATGGGCCGGTCCCCTTTCGAAAGTTCTTTTATACGATGATATAAGTCCTAATGCCAGATGCCAGCTAGATCCATTCTCTGAGTCTAATGCTGTATACTGGTTAGGCACGATTGCTGGTTCAACACGGGAAAAGCTCCCAGCTGAGCCCTAGGGAGTTCGCTGGGAAGCTTTTTATAAAAACTTAACGTCATGCATGATTTAGAGACTATTAAAGATTTACATTCTGCCCAAACTAAGAAAAATAGTAAAAAGGGCGGTAAAAAAGGTGGTAAAGGTTGTAAGTAATGCCTGCAGGTTATCTCAAAATGAAACACGAATTCATGAAACAAGGAATGAGTGAAAAGGCTGCAGCTACTAAAGCTGCTAGAATCTGGAATTCGAAGCATAAAGGAGCAGAGGCCGTTCATGGAGGTAGCGATAAAAAGTAATGTCATGAAAAAATTCATCGGAAGCGAAAGATTTTATTGGGTTATCTGGGGTATACTCATGATAGCTCTTTGTTTTGTTGTCGCATGAGAATCAAACCGCCCAAATTGCCAACTGGATTTGAATACAAAATTAATTTTGTATTTCTTATTCGTTTTGCCCGGGCGTTCAAGAAGTTATGGAAACAACACTTATTAAAACCAAATAAAAATGTTTAACTGTTGTAATAAACCTTCACCTATTTTTACAGAGCCTGCAGACTTCAGGCTTCTTTCAGCTACTATCAATGACTATCTTGGGGATATTAATGACCTTCGCGGTTGTAACAATGATGGCATGGTCGCAAAAGATTCTGTATTAGGATATTGGCCCACTGCTAATGTTCATCGATTAATAGATTCAAAGGCTACAATACCTAATTTTACTAATGCTGTTTCCAGTGGGATCAGTCTTATGAAACCCGGAGGAGTTGTATGTGTACTAGCAGACTCTTGTTTCTCCGGAACTATTACTAAGTTCATGGGTCTTATAGCTCAGGCAGATTATAAAAGAAACAGATTCCATGCTACTCCCGGAGTTATTGTACAGCCTAGATATGCTCCTCTTTTCAGTAACCGGGGAGATCTTCGCTGGATTGTTATCAGTGGTTGTGGAGAAACTCAGTATAGTGCTGATGCCTACATCAATGGGGATTACTATGGCGCTTTCTCATATTACGCCTTTAAAACCTTACGCCCGGGATTAACTTATCGTCAATGGTATAATCAGATAAGAACCTATTTACCCAGTACCAAATTTGAACAGATACCTTCTTTAGAGGGTCCTGATAACTTACTGGATCAGGTAATAGGTGCCAGCCAGACTTTCTGGATTCACAACAGTACTCACGGTACTCAACTTAACGGAACCGGAGATGAACCTATCGATGAAGCTATTTGCTTATACAATGGGGATTTTAGAGATAATGATTATTTTAATCTTCTTAATAAACTTGCAGCATGAACCTATTACTTGCATTATTCTTAATTGTGTTTGAAGCAGTCTTCGAAGGATTAAAGACTCAGGGCTTTCATGTTGCCTCAGAATTAGTTGAAGCCGTATATTTATCTGGAGTAACTTTAATAGTGTTTGCTTGGATAAATAGAACACCTTGGTTTACTATTATTCCAATGCAATCATTCTTAAAAGTTCTTATTGGTTACCTCATGCTCCGGTTTGCTATATTTGATACTATCTGGAACATAGCAGCCGGACAGGATCTACTCTATTACGGGACTACTAAGCTATATGACAGGATACTAAGTGCGCTTGGAGCATTTACTTTTATACTGAAATTTACTGCATTGATTTGGGGAATAGCATGGCTAACAAAATGGGGAAACAAATGACACGCAACGAAGCATTAATTCTTTTAACGGAATATACTACATATCTTCTTAATAATGGTTTTACGGATGTAGATATACTAGGAGGATCTGGAGAACCTTCTGCTATTGATGACTTTACGCAAACTCCATTCTTTAAGAAAATGTATCCCTTTGTATTAGAAACACCAAAAAATAAAAATAAAAGCCTTGGGAGGGCATTGTAAAACCCATAACGTTATGAAGAAGTATTTTCTTATTTTAATCCTTGCCGCATTCACGCTGGCAGGATCTGCACAGGTCGGTAATCTATTTAAGCCGATTGACAATGTAATCAAAGTAGAGCAGACTGCAGGAGTCAAGAGTATTCTTGATGATGTTGTTCTTCGCTTGAATGTTGGCGTTACCACAACCCAGAGTTACTATGATAAGGTAGAAAAAGAGATTGTAACCAATCCTATGTCTGCTGTTGGCTTTGGTCTTGGAGTACAGCATTACGTACTTAAACCTGATGGCACCCTTTTCAACGACTATGGAGTAAATCTACTCTATCTTGTTCAGGATGGTGTAAATGGAGTAAATGGTATGGGAGTTGGTCTATTTGGTAACCTGAGTATCTTCCAGCTAGGATGTGATTATAACTTCACACTTAAGCGTTTTTGTGTAGATACAGGTATAACTCTTAAATTTTAAGGTCCCGGACGCGTCACCGGATATATGATGAAGCCCCGAAGAGGGGCTTTTTTCTTGTTTATATAGAAAGGATTCATTATCTTTGTAGTAGTACTAATAAAATGTGTTTAAAACAATAGAGATATGGACTTGGATATACCTCCTTCTGATTTACCTAGTCATCGATGTCATCAACATGCGGTATATCTTGGCTGCACAGAAACTTCAGTCTCTGGGTGCAGCTAACTATTCTCTTGTCATATCGTTCCTTGGCTGTCTTGGAATATCCAGTTACTTAGAAAATCCGTTAAATATCATTCCTGTGTGTATAGGAGGCTGGCTAGGAACTTATGTTACTCTCTGGTGGGAAAAAAGAAAGATTTTGTCGTAAATATTTGCTTAATTTTCGACAAAAAAGATTACCTTTGTCAATTAACTAGTTAATAATCACATGGAAAAATGTAATGCATTCGCTAAGGGGGATGCGCAAATTTTGCGTAACTCCATTAATAATGAAGCCCTTAAACTTAAGGGTAAGTATATCGCCAAATGTTTCGATAAAGATGGCAACCTGAAATGGGAAGACACTATCGATAATGTTGTTACTGATGTAGGAGCTAACCAGCTTCTTGATTCGGCTTTCGGATCTGGTCCTATTGCTGGTCCTTATCTCGGTCTTATCAGTTCTGTAGGTTATTCTACTCCTCCGGCTGTAGGTAATACCATGAGTTCACACTCTGGATGGAATGAAGCCGGTAACGGGGTTAACTATCCTAACTGGTCTACTCCTGCCTCTAATGGCCGGGGAACTGTGACATTCGCAGCTGCTTCAGGAAGATCTAAAGCACTCTCTGCAGCTATCTCATTTGTTATAGCTACCAACGGTGGAACAGTAAAAGGATGTTTTATCGTATTCGGAACCGGAGCTGTCTCTACAAACAATAATACATCAGGTGTACTTTATTCAGCTGGACTCTTCACAGGTGGTGATAAAGTCGTGGCAATTGCTGATACTCTTCAGGTAAGTTATTCAACATCGGTTTAAAATAAAATACAATGGCAACAAGTCTGAAAACTATATGTTTTCCCTTGCCGCCTCTTGCCTCTATTACAGATGCATCAGTAACTAACTTTACTCAGATTACTGTTGATCTACCTGAATCATCCAAAACTTTCAGGAAGGTATGGGTAGAGGCGGGAGCCACTGATATTATAACAGCTACCGGGGGAACAATAAA